TGTATGCAATGACAGATCCATGGCATCCATTACCAGTCTCCCTTCAGGGGTCTCTGGTAGTAGCTTAGTATTGATATCTGAGCAGACTGCTAGCTCTAGTGCTACAGTAGATTTTACAAGTGGTATAGACTCAACATACAAAGAATATATTTTTAAATTTATAGATATACATCCAGCTAATGATCAAACACATTTTCAAGTAAATTTTAGAGATGGTAGCACAGCTTATGATGCAACTAAAACTACTACAGTATTTGAAGCATATCATCAAGAAAGTGGTAGTAGTTCTGCCTTACAGTATACAGCTGGTCGAGATTTAGCACAAAGCACATCTGCTCAACAATTATCTAATTCTACTGGGAATGGAAATGATGAAAGTTGTAGTGGTGTTCTACATTTATTTGACCCAAGTAATACAACTTTTGTTAAACATTTTATGGCAAGAGTACAAAATTATCAAGGGGATGGAGATGGATATTCAATTCAACATTTTACTGGTGGTTATTGTAATGTTACAGCCGCTATTGATGGAGTACAATTTTCAATGTCATCAGGTAACATAGACTCTGGAACAATCAAAATGTATGGGGTTACATAATGGCATTATCTAAATTTAATTTTAATAGTTTTGATGTAACATCAGTTGCAAGCACAGGTCTTGGGTTTAATGCTAGTGCTAATGGGTTTTCTACAATTAATCCAGGATCTATGACATTAATTAAAACTTTAACTGCAAGTAGTAGCTCTACAGTTAGTTTTGTGCATGGAAGTTCAGATGTTGTATTAGACTCTACTTATCCTGTTTATTTATTTAAATATATAACTGCCCATCCTGCAACAGATGAAGCAAATTTTACATTTCAAGGATCAACAAATAGTGGTAGCTCATATGGTGTTACAATGACATCTACAAAATTTAGAGCAGCTCATTTAGAAAATGATTCATATACTACATTATCTTATGAAGCTTTTCAAGATTTAGCCCAATCTACAAATTTTCATAATTTACATAATGGTGTTGGTAATGAAAATGATGAACAATGTTCAGGTGAACTTTTTTTATTCAACCCATCATCAACTACATTTGTAAAACATTTTTTAAATAGGGGAGCCCAACATACAGGTAATCCAGGTATAGAAGATAATTTTAGTGCTGGTTATTTTAATACTACATCTGCTATTGATGCTATACAATTTAAATTTCATACAGGCAACATAGACTCTGGAACATTTAAACTATATGGAATAAAGGATAGTTAATGGCACTTAATAAATTAAAATTTAGCAGTATAAATGTAACACCAGTTGCTGGAGAAGCAATAAAATTTAATAGCAGTGCAAATGGATTTGAAACAGGATCTGCTGGTGGAGCCATGACTGTTATAAAAAAACTTACTGCTAGCTCTAGTTCTACACTATCATTTGTTGATGGATCTAGTGATGTTGTTTTAGATAATACTTACAAAGAGTATTTATTTATTTTTAATAATATACATCCACAGACTGATGATGCACATTTAATGTTTCAGGGAAATGCTTCTGGAGGCAGTGGCTATGATGAAACAATAACTTCTACATTATTTAGAGCATACCACCATGAAAACGATAGTGGTGCTGATGTGACTTATGTAACGGGTGACGATCAAGCACAAGGAACATCTTTTCAACAATTAACTCATAGTGGAACTATTGGAAATGCAAATGACGAAAATGCATCAGGTTTTTTACATTTATTTAACCCAAGTAGCACAACTTTTGTAAAAAATTTTATTTCAAGAATTAGTGCTAGTAATTCTCTAGATAGCGAAATTGATACTTTTTGTGCTGGATATTTTAATACAACATCAGCAATTGACGAAATACAATTTAAAATGTCATCAGGAAATATAGATTCAGGCACAATAACCTTGTATGGAATTAACTAATATGTTAGATAAACAAAAAGGAGTAGCATGCCCTATATAGGAAAACAACCAACTATCGGAAACTTTCAAGTCTGTGATGCGATATCAGTCGTAAATGGACAGGCAGCGTACACCTTACAAGTAGGTGGTGTTAACGTTGCACCAGAGTCTGCTAACCACATGTTAGTCAGTTTAAATGGTATCCTACAAAAACCAGGATCATCCTTTACTATCTCAGGTAGCACCATGACCTTTGCCTCGAATCTGGCGACAGGGGATGTCATTGACTTTGTTCAAATATTAGGTAACGTACTCGACCTAGGCTCTCCCTCAGATGACACTGTAACAGCTGCTAAGTTAAATGATAATGTTATATCAGGGCAAACAGCTTTAACATCTGCCCCAGATAGCACTGATGAATTATTAATTTCTGATGGTGGTACTTTAAAAAGAATAGATGTAAGTTTAATAGGTGGGACAACCGCACCTTATGTTTCTGTGTATAGAAATGGAGATCAAAATTTAAGTGATGCAACACACACAAAAATAGAATTTAATGCTGAAAATGTCGATAGTGCAGGAGCTTTTGATTCTTCAACTAATTATAGGTATACACCACAAACATCTGGATATTACTTTGTATCATTAAATGTTGGAACTGGAGCACAATCAGACAATGCAACTGATAAAATAATTGCAAGTATTTATAAAAATGGATCTGCTAAAGCAGGAGCTGTGGCAACTAGAGATTGGGATACAAATGGTATAAATTATAATGACCAAGTTAATACAAGCGTTATAGTTCAACTCAATGGTTCAAGTGATTATATTGAAGGTTATGCTTATATAGATTCAACATCTGGAACACCAAGAGTTGAAAGTGGACAAGCATCAATGCATATATTTAAAATGACGGAGTAATATAAGGAAAAACAAATGGCTAACTTTTCAACAAAAATTAAACTTTATTGTCAAGCTAATAGTAAAACTGCTAATTTTGGTATTGGTGGTAACGTAATGTTGCAGGATGATGGTGATGGACCGTATATAAAATATTGGCTAATAGATGGTTTAGATAAACCTACAGACTCTCAATTAGCATCATATGAAACCGCAGGTAATACTGAAGAATCTAACAATGCAGTTAGAGCTACAAGAAAAATTGCTTATGGAGACATAGGTGATCAGTTAGATGAAATCTATAAAGATACAGATGCATGGAAAGCAAGAATTAAAAAGATTAAAGACGATAACCCTAAAGGATAATAGATGTCAATCAATGTATGCAATGACAGATCCATGGCATCCATTACCAGTCTCCCTTCAGGGGTCTTTGGTAGTAGCTTAGTGTTGATATCAGAGCAGACTGCTAGCTCTAGTTCTACTATAGATTTTACTTCAGGAATAGATTCTACTTATAAAGAATATCAATTCCATTTTATAGATATACATCCACAAACAGATGCGGCAAGTTTAGTTTTTCAAGCTGATACAGGCACTAATACAAACTATAACCAAACTATGACCACTACAATGTTTAGATCATATCATAGTGAAGATGGGTCACAATCTGGTTTAGGTTACATCACAACATCTGGCGAAGATCAAGCACAAGAAACAAATTTTCAAAAATTAATTCATGGTTCAGCTATTGGTAATGACAATGACCAATCTGGAATTGGAATTTTGCAAGTTTTTGAACCCAGCAGTTCTACTTTTGTAAAACATTTTATTTCAAGAACAAATGCAGTTCACCAATCAGATATTTCTATGGATATGTATGTTGCTGGATATTTTAATACTACTACGGCTTTAACAAGATTTAGATTTAAAATGGATAGTGGCAATATGGATTCTGGAACAATCAAAATGTATGGGGTTGTGTAATGTCAATTGTAACTTATAACAACAGAAGCATTGCAAATATTTCAGCTATACCTGGGGCAGCTAAATCGTTAATACATATTAAAACTTTAACTGCAAGTTCTAGTTCTACACTGTCTTTTGTAAATGGTAGTGATGATGTAGTATTAGATTCTACTTATCCTATTTATTTATTTAAAATTATTAATCTTCATAGTTCTGCTGAAGCACAGCTTCAAGTTAATTTTAGAGATGGTGGAAGTTCTTATGATGCTACTAAGACAACATCAGCTTTCAGAGCATACCATTTTGAAAGTGATAGCGGTGCTGGATTAGGTTATCAAACTACTGAGGATTTAGCACAATCAACAAGTTTTCAAAGAATTGGACAATATCAATCTTCAGGAGATAATGATAGTAGTGGCTCTGGACATTTGTATCTTTTTAATCCATCATCGACTGTGTTCGTTAAGCATTTTATTTCAAATTATGCACATCATTATACAAATTCAGCACCAGGAATTGTCGATAATTATATAGCTGGTTACTGCAATACAACAACTGCAATAGATGGTGTTCAATTTAAAATGGATAGTGGAAACATAGACGCTGGCACTATAAAACTCTACGGACTAAAGGATTCATAATGAGCATAGTTACACTTAATGACAGAGCAGTGAGATCGGTTACAGCCTTTGGGTCTTTGAATACTGGATCTATGGTGTTTATTAAAAAGTTAACAGCTAGTTCTAGTAGTAATTTAAATTTTGTTAATGGTAGTTCTGATGTTGTGTTTGATTCTACCTATAAGGAATATGTGTTTACATTTAAAGATATACATCCATCTGATAATGCTACTAGATTAAAATTTAATGCTTCAGATGATACATCATCACATTCTTATGATGTAGTTAAAACAACAACTATGTTTAATGCATATCATAATGAGGGTGGTAGTACAGCAGCATTAGCTTATGAAACTGGGACAGATGAGGCACAATCTACTGCAAGTATTTTTTTAGGTAATGATACAAAAAATGATAATGATGCATGCATGACTGGGTTTTTACAAATATTTAATCCATCATCAACTACGTTTGTAAAACATTTTATATCAAGATGTGCTACTTATGCAAATGGTGATTATGCAGTGGATACTCATAAATCTGGTTACTTTAATACCACATCAGCTTTAACAGCAATACAATTCACAATGAGCACAGGAAATATAGACGCTGGAGATATTTGCCTTTACGGAATTCTATAAAAATGGTACATAAATTATAAGGAGAAAACTATGCCAAGATATCATAATATAAATGGAAACAAAGTTCAGTTCACGGCTGAAGAAGAAGCAGCTAGAGATGCTGAAGAAAAAGCATGGGCAGATGGTGCCCTAGGAAGAGCGCAGGCTAATCTTAGAGCTAGAAGAAACCAACTGCTAGCTCAAACTGATTTCTATGCTTTGTCTGATGTTACAATGTCTGGTGACATGAAAACATACAGGCAGCAACTTAGAGATTTTCCAGCAGGCAAAGACACAGTTGAAAAATGCGATAACGCTACATGGCCTACTAAACCATAAGGCATAGGGGATTATACTATGCTGCAGAAACTAAGATTTGCACCAGGACTAAATAAACAAGTCACGGCAACAGGTGGTGAAGGTCAATGGGTTAACGGTGACAACATACGATTTAGATACGGTAAGCCAGAGAAGATAGGTGGTTGGTCACAATTAGGATCTGTTGGCATGACTGGCCGTAACACTGCTATTCATCACTTTGTAAATACATCAGGTATTAAGTATGCAGCTTTAGGTACAAATAGAATTTTATATGCTTACTCTGGAGGTATATTTTATGACATACATCCAATCAAATCTACAACAACTTTAACAAACGCATTTAGCACAACTAATGGATCAAAAACTGTTACGATAACATTTTCATCTGCTCACAATATAAATAAATTTGATATTATATTGTTAGATAATTTTACAACCATAACTAACTCTGGTTTTGTATCAGGTGATTTTGATGATAATAAGTTTATGGTAACATCCATACCGACAGATACTACTCTTACTATAGAAATGGATTCTAATGAATCTGGCTCTGGTGCTTCTACATCAGGTGGTATAAGAGTAAGGCACTACTATCCTGTAGGGCCAGCGGTAGAGGTTGCAACAACAGGTTGGGGACTTGGTTCATGGGGTGGTTCAAAAACAGGGCAGTTCACATCAACACTCTCTTCTAGCATTAATGCCTCTGTAACAAGTTTAACGATGGCTAGTTCAACATCATTTCCATCTTCAGGAACTGTATTGATAGGAACAGAATTAATTACATACACTGCTAATAGTGGCGGAACATTATCAGGTTTAACAAGAGGTGCAAAAGGCACAACCGCTGCAACGCATAGTTCTGGTGCAACAGTAACAGATGCATCCAACTTTTTTGCATGGAACGCAGCAACATCCGGTGACATAGTTACAGCACCTGGTTTGTGGTCATTAGATAATTTTGGTAATAAACTTATTGCAACCATTAACGGTGGTGAGGCTTTTGAGTGGGACTCAAATCCAACAGGTGCAACATCAACTAGAGCTACAATTATAACTGGAGCACCGACTGCATCTGCATTTAGTTTAGTATCAACACCTGACAGACACTTATTATTCTTTGGAACAGAAACAACTATTGGAACTAAGTCTACACAAGACCCAATGTTTGTTAGATTTTCATCTCAAGAGGATCTTAATACATACACTCCTAGCGCAACAAATACTGCAGGTACACAAAGATTAGCAGACGGATCTAAAATTGTAGGAGCGATTAGAGGTAGAGATGCAATCTATGTTTGGACAGACACAGCGTTATTTACCATGAGATTTGTAGGCCCACCATTCACTTTCTCATTTCAACAAGTAGGTACTAACTGTGGATTGATAGGTCAGAACGCAGCTGTTGAGGTAGATGGTACAGCTTATTGGATGTCAGAGAATGGTTTCTTTAGATATGCTGGTAGACTAGAATCATTACCATGTTTAGTTGAAGACCATGTATTTGATGATATTAATACAACACCTAAACAACATATCAATGCTGGCTTAAACAACTTATTTGGTGAGGTTATATGGTTCTATCCTAACTCTGGTTCAGGAACTGTAAATAGAATGGTTGCGTATAATTATCTAGACTCATCACCAGAAAGACCTGTGTGGACTGTTGGAACATTAGCAAGAACTGCATGGCAAGACTCTGCTGTATTTGGTAAACCACATGCAACAGAATACGACCCAGATGCAGAGACACCAGACTCAGATGTAAATTATGTGCATGGTAATACTGATGGTGTATCAACATACTATGAACATGAGACAGGTTTAAATCAAGTTAAAGGCGGTAGCACAACAGCTATATCTGCTAGCATAGAATCTGGTGACTTTGATATTGGCCAGCAAGGATTAGCAGGTGATGGTGAGTTTATGATGAAAATAAGAAGAGTGTTACCAGACTTTCTTGCACAAACAGGAGATGCAAAAGTTACATTAAATTTAAGAGACTTTCCAAATGACACACAAGCTAGCTCATCGTTAGGGCCTTTTACAATAAATAGCAGCACTAAAAAGATAGACACTCGTGCAAGAGCAAGATCCATATCTTTAAAAGTAGAAAACGATAGCACTAGTCAGTTTTGGAAGTTAGGAACATTTAGAATAGACTATCAACCAGACGGGAGAAGATAATGCCACTAAATAAAAAAGGTAAAAAAATAATGAAGTCCATGAAAGAACAATATGGAAAAAAACGTGGAGAACAAGTATTCTATGCATCATTAAATAAGAAAAAAATAAAAGGAGTTAAAAAAGCATAATGGCTAAAATTGTACAATCATTAACACAACCACCAGAAAAGTATGATCAAGCAGTATTCTTTTCTTTGGTTAGAGACTTGAACGGTTTGATAGAAAAACTAAACACCACTTTTCAAGAAGAGAAAACAGAGGATAATGATTCTATTATTTTCTTTTTAGGATCATAATGGCTAACGTTTTTGTAAATAAAAAAGTAGATTTAACATCAGATGCAACCACTACTCTATATACAGTGCCATCTGCTACAACTGCAATAATAAGGTCAATACTTGTAAGCGATGATTCTGGCAGTGGTAGTGGTATTACAATTACGTTAACAAATACTAGTAGCGCTGTCTTTAGTATAGTGTTTCAAAGAGATATACCGGCCGATGCAGCAACAGGGCCAGTGGAGATATTAACAAACCCGTTAGTAGCCGAAGCAGGAGAGATAGTAAAAGTGGCGGCTGCTAATGCAAATAGACTACATGTAATACTTTCTGCGATGGAGGTGACTCCTAGAACAGTAGTATCATAGTCTTGATTTATTAGATAAAACCTAGTAAATTAATAAACCCCAGGTGAAATTCCTGCCTTAATAAATTAACAATAAAACATGTATGATAAATAGATCTAAAATGCCAAGACAGTTACGTTCTAATGGAGGAGCCATAGGTGGTGGTAGTTATAGCGGTATACCTATGGGAAGCAGAACTGGTTTTGGTATTATTAGTAAAATTAAAGACAGAGTAAGAAAACTTATACCTAACGAGTTAGCTAGTGTTGCTGTTAAAGCTGCACCTTTCGTAGCACCTTTTCAACCCGGTGTCGCTGCATTAATGAGAGGTCTTGGTAGATTTGATCAAAGAGGAAGTCTTAGCGATGCTTTAAAACAAGGTTTAGGAACCTATGCTTTTGGTAAAGGTATAGGTAAGTTAGGCGGGGCTCAAAGTGATCCAGGTTTTTTCGGTGGTCAAAGATTTAGCATGGAAGGTTTTAGAGAAGGACCTATAGGCAGCTTATTTAAAGGATCAGGTGGCGACCCTACAACAAAACTAGGTGCTGATACTACAACAAAAGTGGGCGCTGATACTCTAAAAGGCACTGAGTTAATGCGAGATGCTACAGGATTATTTAAAGATGTTCCTATATTAGGTGAATTACCTAGCATAGTGCAGCAACAAATATTAGTGGGCGGTGTAAGCGCAGCCGCAACCTACATATATAACAAGTTTTTAGCAGAGGAACCACCGCAGGAAGAGGGTGAAACTATAGATGAGTATTTAGCTAGAAGAAAAGAAAACGTGGGAAAAAAGATGAGAACTTACTTTGATAATTATTTTAAATTTGATAAAGACTATTCTAGTATGACTGATGAACAAAAAAATGCATTTGTAGCAAGGTACAATATAGCAACCGGAGGTAGAGTTGGATATCAAACTGGTGGCTTAACCATGGCTAATACATTACAACAAAACATTCAACGTAACTTAGCAAATCAACGAGCGGTTGCACAGCAGTTTGCAAGAGCGCAACAACAGCTTGCAAGACAGATGGGAACACCAGCACCCACAGTTGCACCAACACCTACAGCTGCACCAGCAGCACCAGCAGCATCAGCAGCACCTACAGTTGCGCCAACAGCACCAAAAATTACTTTACCAAAAAAACAACCTTCAACAGGTATAACTACGGTTATGCCAGTAGCAGGAGGTGGTAATGTTACATTTGGACCGAACATACCTTCAACAGGAGCCACTGCAGTCCCAGGTGGCGGTGGAACCATGAAAGCAATTCCAGGTGGCCCTGGATCTATGAAAGCAACTCCAATACAAGTCCCAGGTGGCGGTGGCCCTATGATGGCATCACCAGGTGGAGGATTAGGATCTATGGCTAGAAGCATGATACCTGCGATGACTCAACAAGTTTCCATGCCTGCACCTATGACTCCAGGAATTAAAGGAGCAGGTCCAGGTGCAATGATGCTTGATCCTTTACAATTATTCTCTGGATTAAACGCTCAACAATTAAGTCAGTTACCAGAAAAAGATTTCTTAGCTTTAGAAAAAAGATTTCAAGCTTTACCACAAGCTGAAAAAGATAAATTAGATAAAAGAATTAATACAATGTTAGATCAACAATTTAAACAACTTGAAGCTGATGAGAAAAAATTTGGTAGTTTTGCTGACGGTAGAACTCTTGATATTGGAGCAGGTAGGGTAGCTTATAATGACTTATTAGCTGTGTTTAAAAATGATTTTCCAAATGAGTTTGCAAAATTAACTGGTAATGAAACATTAGCTGAATTAGATCAAAAATTATTAAATCTAACTCCAGCCACCTCGCCTTCTGGTGGTGGTGTGTTTTTAACGGCTCCTGGCACAAATCAAAGGGGAGAGCCTGTATATACCCCTAGAGCTATGATGCAAAGATTATTTGGTAAAAAAGGTGGCATGCCAACTGGTATCATGAGAACAAATGAAGCTGGTGTTATTGAAAGAGATTATAGAGATAAAGGTGGGTTTGTACCTGTGGGTATAAAAGAAAAAGCAGATGATGTTCCTGCCATGTTATCAAAGAATGAGTTTGTATTTACAGCAGATGCTGTAAGAGGTGCAGGCAATGGCAGCATTGAGAAAGGTGCACAAAGAATGTATGATACAATGAAAAGATTAGAAAAGAGGATGGCATAATGTCAATTACAGAATCAAGAGTACTACCACCAGAATTTATAGAAGCAGCACAAAAAACATATTTAACAGATCTTACAAGACAAGCTGGTATACCTAGTATCACTACAGCTATACAACAACAGCCTGG